TACCCTACAAGTTGATGAAATCATCCAGGGGTATATAGAGTGTGGTATTGCCACACAACATCCCGACAAGGACGGAAAACCCATCGAGAATGAACCTCTCTCAGTCCCCATACAGTTCTGTGGAAGGATTGTGAGATACAGAGACGGACACTGGATCCCTGCTTTGAACCTCACCAGCGCCTTGGCAAGTCTCCACTATTCCAAGGAGAAATCCGTTATCGGGTTGTCTGCCATGCTCAGTGCCACTGAATTTGAGACTTATGCTTTCCTCCAGCATGACTATGAGTTTGCCAGGAGAGTGTTGAAGATCGCATGGAAAGCATTGGGAAAGACACATCGTGCAACAAGTCTGCCCCTCTACCCTGATGCTCACAACAGACTTCTCAAATTTATGAAAGGAGTCTTCAAAGACCGTGAGCAGGCCTTAACTGGATACAGCTCCAGTTCAGCTGAAATTACCAATGTGAAAACCTCCTACGAGTGCTACGACGATTCTCTCATCGTGTCTAGTAAGAGTGATCTCTCATCTATTGCAAAGAGTTTTCAACAGTCTGATCATCACGGGTTCAACATGTCCGGAAGCGACCATCCCCGAACTATCTACCTCCAGAACTGCCAGGCTCAGAAGCTTTCTCCGCAGTTTGATGAACGTATCACGTGCACTGGCACAGGATACAAATGTACCCTCTGTGTTGAGGGAACAGTGGGGTATGCTACTTCGGAGAACTATGCTGATGTTGCAAGAAAGGCTTGGGATAACTTCCCAATTCCTCAGGTCAATCCGACTACCGAGACGTTGCCAGCTGCAAAGAACTTGCCGCCGGGACAACACCACCCGAAGAGCCAGTACAACGAGTGGATCGCGAAGGACGCCTCCATTCCTAAATGCACCGAGAAGTCAGTGTTCTCCAAGGCCGGATGGACATGTACCCTCTCAAACAAATACGCCACAGTCGAGAGAACAGCTGCTAATAAACAGACTGCATCTCATGCGGCTTGGACTGAGTTTCTTCCGATGGTACGCGCGGCTGTTGCAGCAAATCGAGTTGATCTTGACGACAAATTCAGCAAGCTAAACGTAGCCGTCCAGCAGATGGACAGCATGGGTGATGCACCACGCATTGCCGGTGGAGCTATGCCTATATCCGACTCAAAGGGAACTGATGGTCTGCTTGTCGCAAAACCTTTTCATGAGGTTCCCTCAGAATGGATAGCCCACTCAGGCACAACCGATGACATATTGACTATGTGTCAGAGAACCATGTGGAGTGCTGCTGTGAACGTATCAAAGAACGATACTCCCGGTACTGTCCTATTTTCCTTAGGATGGGCTGACAATGCAAATTGGGCCGTGAATTCACTCATGTCAATGCATAAGTATGCCTCTGGCGCCATATTCTGTACCATTCAGGTTGTTGGATCCGCTATGGCCACTGGCCTATTGAGGATGGGTGTGTTGCTCACTGATGTTGAGACTCCCACCATAAATGATCTAGCCCAGGTGCAGAATGCTTCCTTTGCTGTGAACGAGACCCAGACCATCACATTTAGGCTTCCCTTCATAGGGAAGGAACCTTATGCAAACACTGACAGTCTTCCTACAGTCCCTAAAATTGTGTGCCTCACAGAAACTGTGCTCGCCAACACCTATGATAGCGCGGGGACCCTTGCTATCTTGCGAGTTGGATGGGATGCCGATGATAGAACCTACCAAGATGGAAAATACTTCAGAACCGGACTGGGGCTTTCATTAAACATGTCCCTCCCTGTGCCACCTGTCGCTTCTCCTAGCAGAAGTTTCATTTCTGGATCTAGATTCAGCATGAGATCCATATTTCCTAGTGAGACTCGGGTACATATGTATACTGATGGTAGAAAGTCCGGCGATTGGAGTGTTGACCACTACAGGCCTATTCCACCTTCTGATGGGTCATATGTTGAGAAGGATTCTTCTTTTGTTCCATATCTCGACCATCTGACATATGGAAGTGAACCCACCACCCTCATAGAGACAAGTAATCCCACTCAGTATTCGAAAAGGGGATTTATAGGGAGAGACACAGCTGACAAAGACTGGATTCAACTGTCCGGAAATACTGTGGCAACCTTATCCCGTCTGACAGCTTATGTTGGGAATGTCCCTCGTTATGCTGGTGACAAGGTTATGAACTATATGTCACTTTATGGACTCCCAACTCTAGGTAATGACCCAGAAAATGTTGCCACAGTTGCCCAAAATAAGAACTATGGAGACCTCCAGGAATCTACTCACCATTCTCACTCCGGAACGATGATGCTTAAGCTTTCAGCTAGAAATGTTAAGTACACTAAGGCAGGGACTATCCCTACTTATGAGACTGTTGACAAAATTGATATCATATTCCCCTGTGAGTATCGTGTGTTCCCTGAGTCTACGGGAGTATGGTACCGACTACACATGACTGCTGCTGACATAACGTCTGCCGCTGGGTGGCCTACTGGCGTTCCTGCTACTGCCATCTTCGGACAGTTCTGGGACGGCACTCCTTCAACCGGAGGAAACGGTATAGCTACCGACTCAGGTAATTTCAAACAAGTGTGCCTTCTGTCTAGGGATATGACATCTCTTCCCATCGCCACTACTGGTGACTCATATGGACCTACCATGCCTGAAGGATGGGTAAAGTTCGGACTCACTAATGTTGTCCCCCGTCTTGTCACATATGACAACGGAGATATGCATCAACCAAGCATCTTCTGTGGACACCAATTCAAGAGATCACTGATTGAACATACTAATGCTGTCGATGGAGATGTTCTCCAGTTCCAGCTAGTACAGCCAGACTTCTCTGATTCTGTAGCCTCTGTCCGGATGTATGTGAAGTCGTCTGTATCTTCTTCATATATGTGCATAAAGGCTGATGACCCATACATGTGGGGGGGTGATGTCATAGGGACCTATATTAGCAATCTTATCAAGGTTGCCCCTAGTGCCTCAATGAGCAAAACTTCACAGCTAGGATGGGCATCCTTGATGCTTTCCCATTCCTCTCAAGTTCTCGAAAGTCTCAGACCTCCTCCTGCCCTTGGGATCCGTGAGCTTGCTGACTTGCTCCTCACCGACCCTCACTTCCGGGCATGTGTATCAAAGCTTCCACGTGCGATTACACAGATGGAGGACTCAAAAGAGAAGAGGAGAGGCACCAGGGCTGATTATCATGAGTCTCGTCTAGGCCGGAATTTTGGTGTACGGGCAGCCGAGACCAGATCCAGACTTCGGACTCTTGAGATTTATTCTCAATATAAGAGGTTGTCCGGAGGTGACCGCGACACTACTCTTGAATTTGCAGGCGAGAAGTTCAACTGTGAGATGTCTGATGAAGCTCAGGTACTGCTGAAACGCATGCAGAAATATCTATGCGTGCAGAGAGATACCCAGCATGATGAACGTCTGGGCGAGTCAAAGTTTCAGCAACATATGGCAAACACAAACTGCCATATTGTACGTTCTCTTGAAAATATTGAGAACAAGTTAACTGAATTGACCAATGTTCTAGAGGGTTCGAGGGTCCGAACTCCTCCCGTGCACGTGGCCGTAGGATCGCAAGCTGGTCTACCTTCCTACGCAGAAGTCACGAACACGGCACAAGACCCTTTCCTCCCACGTGCTATACAACAGGCAGAGATCGCTATGTATGCACTGGGAGGTGCTGGCATGGGCATCGGAGATGCTATGTCAAAGAGGGCTGACAGAAAACTAGCCCGTGAACGGATGGCTAACATGTCTGACATACAAGGCATGAAGGGTGAACAGGCTATTAAGCAGATCAAAACCCAAGGAGCCATAAATGGCATTCTCCAGAATCGCCAGTTCAGCAACCAACTACGGATGGCCGGCGTTAACGGAGAACAACGTCTGGGACTTGCCAAGTATAATAAGACTGGTGTTGACCCGACTGAGCCAAAGACAAAGGATGCTCAAACCCAGAAGGTCACAACACGTGATCAAGCAACGGGACGATCATCCAAAGATACCAAAGGAAAGCCGAAAGGAACTTCGGCCACTGCAACCGGCAGTGATGAATCCATTGATACTGCATCTACCTCTACTGAGGCAGCTCCTCGTGAGTATGCAGTTAACGAGGGAGCATCTACATCAGGAGTTGTGCCATCACAACTCAAAATTGCTCCCACAGACCCTGGTCTACCCCAGGTTCTGACCCCTGTGAGTCACGCATAATGGCTCACTCATGTTTGTAGCATTAAGTTCCATAATTAACTATTAACATTCCCATTTGTCTGCGCCCCGCAAATAAATTTAAGATGTATGTGGGGGCGCGAGACTCTTACTCTATATAACCAATATATAATCCCAT